AATCACGGCCGAACTGGTGAGTCGAATCGCAAACAACCGCCATCACATCGCCTTCATAGAATGCAGAGCCTGAACTTGCTGTAGCGCCGTTTCTCTGTACTGAATAACCCGTCTTAATATCACTCTGCTGGAGCGTGTAAATAACAGTCCGAGTAACCTCAGAATTAACAACAAAACTAAGCTGTTCTACGGCCCCAAACGTCCACTTTAACGAGGCTGTTTTCCCGTCAGCTGATACTACGAACTTCTTCGTTCCCCCGCCGTATTCGTAGGTTACTCTCGCGTTAAGTAGGGTGTAACCACTATCCGCAGTGAGTACAATGGTATCGCCATTCTTCAACGTGCTACCCGCTGCAATCGGAACACCTGCGATACTACCAGCCGCATGGCCTGAATTTAACTCACTAACGTTGACTGGTGTGAACGTCCAGTCAGGGGGGTCAGCGGGGGCGAGTTCCTCGACTACATCAACCTCAATGTAATCAGTCTCTCCTATTAACTGACGAGCGCCAGCGCTTGAGGTGTAGTATAAAACACGCACCCGAACCTTACCCACACTGCGAGTGACGCTCCAGCCCAGCGCAAAATTGATATTAGCACCATCAACAGTAGGTTTATGAGCGCCTTGATAAAAAGCCGTACCGTCGGGTTTAGTCCCTTCGATTATTGTAAACCCAGCAACCGCAGTCGACGGCTTAGTCACTGTAAAAAGACTCACAACCGGACCTGCTGATGTTGGCGTGTATTGAATTTCACTCGGGTGTGACACCCATTGACCTATAATAGCCATTATATTAACTCCCTACTGTAGTTAAGAGCATCGTAGAACCTTCGGTCAATCCACCATCTGATTCATGAGCTACGATTGTTTTAGTGGTTGCCATATCGAAGCCAGTCGATACGAAATCACCATTCTGTAAATTGCGATGGAATCGCGCCTCGGAAGAAATCACCTCAGCTTTGTAAGTCTCCAGAACATCAAGCTCTAGACTCACCTCAAACAAATCACCTGAGATCGGCTTAACATCCCGAACGAAGTAGAACCGCTCACGGTCTGCGACCATCGAAGCATAATTATAATTGCGCTCAAACTCCAGCCCACGAAGACGCAGAACCGGACTAATCCAGTCAATAGAACCACGCAATCGAAGATCTACCTCAAGCGATTTGGTAAACGTTTTACCAACCACGTTTTCAGGGTCGGTTGAAATTCCCATAGAAAAATTCATTTCAATCCTCCAAACGAAAAAACCCTGCCATTATTGACAGGGTTGATTGTAACACTATTCGCTATTACTCTCCAGCGTCTTCCACGTAGAACACTACGAAGTTTTCTGACAGGTCGTTGTAGTAACCCGCGTCCATTTTGTAGTAGTTGTTGTAGAACTCGGCTTTCGCGTTGTAGTTGGTAGTCACGCGGCGGTCCAGATTCGCTACGCCTACTGCATCCTTATCGAACACCACACCCAAAGTGCCGGACTTCTCAACAACAGCACCGGAAGCGACCTTAACGTTGATGCTAGAAACATCAGCGAACCCGTAACCAGTGCCAGTACCCTGCCAATACGGTACAGAGTCATGAGCCGGAAGAGCAACGCGGTCGGCATTGTCGGTCACGGAAGCGGTCAGAATTTCAGACGCTTTCGCGAAGTCAGACAACAGAACCACACGACGAGCCTCAGCAGGAGTAAAACGAGACTTACCTTTGCTGTTGAACAGAGTCGAAATCTTGCTCATACGGTCGCTTACCAATGCAATCTGATACGCAGCGAAGCGAACAAATTCAGGTGAGTGAATCGCAGTAGCGGCGGTCAACGGAGTGGTAACGGTCGCGTTGTACAGTTCCAGCAGGTTAACTTTGCGAGGACTAGCATCTACGCCGTTCAACGTTTCGCCGATCATGTTGTTGATTGCACGCATGATCAGAGCATCCAGCTTAACGGTCATTGAGTTTTCAATCGAAGTGGTCAGCATGGAAATAAAACCGTTCAGCTGTTCCGCAGAACTGAAAGACTCTTTAACCTGACGTTCGGTGAAGCTCATAGGAATTTCAAAGGTAACGCGTGAGTTGAAGAAAGTCGCTTCAACCTTCGGCTGATAGAAAACGTCCTGATCATAACTTTGACCGTCGGTCAGCTTCCAGCTTTCGTTCTCATGAGCTTCCGGTAGGTCGGCGCTGATTTTCTCAAGGATAGAACCATATTCCCATGAATCCATCAGAACGGAAGGAACGCCACCAGCGTAAGCGCGGTTGACAAAAATAACCTTGCCGATGTGGTTAACCAGTTTGCGGACGTAGTTGTCAATGCCGTTTTCCTGATCGATGATTGTTTTACCAATATCAACAACGTTGGTCAGGTCTTCATTTACCACAGCCGTTTCGCCGAGGATTTCTTTGGTAACTGAGTTAATGATGGTATGTAATTGAGTAACTTTCATTTTTAATTTCCTTAATAAATTGTGATTGTAAGTAGCTTCGCGCAATCGCGTAGTACGAGATTCATAATATCCAACTGGTCGCTGTTTTGCAAGTTCTTAAAGTAAGAAGAATAAGAAATTTTTTCCTCATCTCCCGAACTCGTTTCAGTTCCCACATCTGTTTCCGTCGAGGTGTTTACGTCGGCTGATTCGGTTGACAATTCCACTTCGTTATATGCGACCGTCTGATGTTCTGTTTTATTCGATCCCGTTTTGTTGCTGTCCTTCGCTTTACTACCTTTTTTCTTGACTGTGTAATCACCTGCAATATTCAGTTCACTGGAGGCTGTAGTCATCTGCAACCATCGGTCGCCGTGTAACATCACCAATTGCTGAGCGACTTCATCAATGGTCAGGTCTTCAATGGCTGAAAACATAACCCGTTGTCCGTAAAGTAGTTTAAGTGATGATTCCATAACCGCAGAAAGATTCCCCTCCAGAAAGGGGAATGTTTTAACGGCCTGAATTGCATCAAATAAACGCTTATCGGATAAATAACCTTTAAGCGTTAAACACATGTTATTGCTCCTTCTCTGACAGTAGTTCCCGAGCCGCTTGCTTATCTTCTTCCGATGATTCAGGGTCGTCGATGATTGCTTGCAATTCGTCTACTTCTGGACTGTTATCGGTATCGGGGTTGGTATCGGGGGCTTGGGCTTGGCCCCGTTCCCGTTCCCGTTCCCCGTCTTTGTCTAAATCAAGATCAGGATCTATTTCTTTCTCTGGATCAGTTCCCAAATCTTGATCACTACCACTTTGACTAGCCACGTCACTAGCTGCCCCTTCTGTTCCTTGTTCATTGTTGCCTACCTTATTGTCTACGAGTTCTTTGTTTTTGAGCGCCCAAACCGAACCGAAATCAACCTTAACGTCTAATTCAAACATCTCGTTCAGAGCTTCGATTCCTGCGATTCGTTCGTGCATCATGTTGTACACCAGAGGAAAGAGGGAGTCTTCCGCAGCGTCCAGTTCACTGGAAATAAGTCGCTCGCGCTTCATGTTGAAGTTAGACGAGATTCCAATTTCGTTGTACATGGTCGCTTTGATGTACTGGATACATTCTATCAGTTGATTGACAGTTACGCCACCTGTTGTAGTACCGCCCTGTAATTTAATACCGTCGAACATTGCGTTCTCTGCAATCACACCTAACTCACCGTCGACCAGTTTATTGAGGTATGTTTCTGCACTCTGTTTTGTCCGGTCATCTGAGGCTGATAGCATTTTCTGATTGCGGGAGTTATAACCCCATAACATCATGTTAATGTCATTTTCAATCAGGAACGTATTACCGCGTTCGAAGATCGGAAGTAAACCCATGCGGCTTGAGTCCGACAGGATAAGAACCCCATCTTTTTTCACGTCTAGTGTTTTGCTGAACTTCAACCACGGGTTAGAGATAATAATTTCTTTTGCATTACCGTAAGCGTCGCACTCACCTCCTAAAGTTCCGTCGAGTGCGTATAGCACCCCGTCGACCTTAGTGATAAATGCGTACCCTTTCGTTTGCAATAGCTTTTCCAGTTCTTTAGACGGGATACTTTCCGGTAAACCTTCATATTCGAACATAGTCGCAGTTTTAGCCAGCATGTAGGCATTCTGCGTACGGATGTTCTTCGCCTTTGCTTTGTAAGAGTACGCCATTGTGTTATTCCTTACTGATTAGATTAATCAGAGCTTTCATCGTTTCGGTGTTAGATTCCATTGAAGCACGAAGGTCGCCCATCATTTCAGTCTGCCGCGTTAGCGTCTTCTGGATGAACCAGAACATTGCTATACAACAGGCAATAGGAAAACCTAAGTTACTAATCAATGTTGGTAGTTGTGTTGGGTCCATTTTTAAATCCTTTTGCAATATTTGAGATAGTTGGCTACAGCATCGCCGACGTGGTTGTCCTGATAGAAAACCTTGTCGTTATCAAAAAACCACTTGATTCGAGTCTGTAGTTTGTTTACGGGTTTGTAAACAGATCTATTGTAATTCGGTTTTACATTCGGTTCAAGACAATAAACCAAATCATCGTGATTCTTTATAGGCGTAGTTTTCTGGTGGATGTATACGAAATGCAAATCATCTATGCCAACAACCTCACACTGAAAAATCTGGTCCGAAAAGTCGATAAAGAAAATCGCCAGTACATCCTTAGGTTTATACTTGACTGGAATGTGTGGGTAAATCGCTAACTCCCACGCGCCACCTGTGATCATGGATAGCTTAGGGTTGTTGAATGCGAAATACTTATGGCTATCGGAATCCTTATCAACCTCAGTCGCTGCGCAATACTCAACCGCCACTTTCAACGGGCTGGAGCCGTATCGGTAAACGTCGATTGTGCCCTGTTCCATCTTCGCGATGTTAGTGAGGCCCATCTCTTTAAAGTATGGACAAAATTTGTTTACCGTGTTGCCCAGCATGTAAATCTTAACCCCGTCGCGTCGGCGCACGATGGTTGAAATTGTGTTCATGAATATGACAAATTCGTCCTGTAGGTACAGTGAGTTAGTCAAAAATTCATCGAATACAATCAGGTCGATATTCGGGTATGAGGTTGATTTGTTGTGCTCCATATCCGATAGCGCGAAGGCGTAACAAAACAAGTCAGCATCGTTGTAGATTGCTTTGTTGTTCTCGTCAAAGTTACACAGATACCACTTCCCAGCGTAGTAAGTGATTCCGGTGTATTCACCCTCGGTCAGCTTAGCAACCTCACCAGCCTCGACTACCCCGTTGAAGAGGGTTGCAGCGCGTCGGCCCGTCAAGTCCTCTTTCCAGCGGCGAACGTAACCCATCTGTTTTTTGGTGTCGTGAAAAGCCTTGATTCCCTTCCTGAGAAGGGCGAAGGTTTTACCGTTAGAGCGTTCACCGAAGACTACATTATATGTAGCCTCCTTTTGGTCAATCTTTTTAGGACTGTAATATTTCATAGTGTAAATTCATCTCCGTTATATGTGTAGCCTTCTGCCATGTTACGAATGAAGAATTTATAATCATCCGTCATGCTCATGTCAAAGCTGGCTGGCTCTAAGTGCATTCCTGAAAGTGTCGTAACATCTCGTTTGCTACCGAGGTAGTCAGTGGATACGAAACGTTTCTCACCTTCAACGTTAGTATGTGTCATCTTACCCGTTTTGTCAGCCGGAATAAATAGCCCGTCATTGAATAGATTGAAAATGAGCTGAGTATCTCCACCTGCCAATTCCTTCATGTAGTTTAGTCCGTTTTGTTTGCTCAATCCGGCGACGGTTAATTTCAGCTTACCTTCATGCTCGACTAAATAGCGTTTCGCTCCTAGTGTTTTAAACCGAGTGTAGTTGCCTTCGTAATCCCATACACCGAGCGGAGCTTTTTCACCTTTGATCGTCTTAGGGCATAACATCGTTTTGTCAAGGTTAATTTCTTCACACATCGCCTCAAGTTTGTTGGTGATCATAACGTTGTACTGTTCGAAGAATCTTTCGTGGCGCTCTGGGTTCATGAACTTCACTGAGTCGGTATCTGCGTACACGTAATCCTCTTTGATGTTCAGGATAGCCAGCCACAAATTACGTCGCGCGTAGGCTGTCACCCAAATACCCCACGGATAGTACAGGGCGCGTGTTTTGCTGTTATTGTACTGGTCGACCTTCTCTTCTACGTTGGCCTTCTCCATTTCCCACTCATCGGTGTAAGTATGCTCGTCCTTCACAGGGTCGGTTACACACATGCCGTATGTTGAGTTAAGCATGCCCTTCGACAGCATGTAGTCGTCTTCCCGTCCGTCAACACCCTTCAACGTCGTTTTGTCGCTGTACATCTTTAGAATTTCCTCAAGAATCGGTCGTGGGAGATAGCCTTTCTTGAATGCGACCACTCGGTCGAGTGTGACGCTTTCCCATTCATAGACGTTCTTCGCAATCATCAAGTCAATGTCGGTGATGTAGGTTACAGCTTCCTCGGCTTCGAAGATTCGACCGTTTGCGTGCTTAGCCGTTCCCTTTACGGCGCATTTGTGGATTGAAAAGTAACTTTCGAACCCGATTTTGTTTTTCAAGCCAGTGAAGTGAGCGCGGAACATGACGCAATATTCACTCATTAAATCCTTAACTTCGTCAACTGATAGAGCCTCCAGCTTCATAGGCGAACCCATCGGGAACCGTTCAGCACACATGACCGTCGGGTAACTTGAGGTCAGATCATAGCTCGATATGTTCTCCAGCGTTTCCCACGTATGGTTAGGGTTGGAGTGAGTGAAGCCTCCCTGAAACGTGTTTTTACACTGACGGTATGTGTCCGCGTCCATAGTCAGCGTGTCCATCAGTTCCCGCGCCCTGGCATAAGCTCCCTGACTTGCGTCCTTACGTCGTTTCGCTCCACCGTACAGGAAAGCGTTACGGATTCGGGTGCGTACTCGGCCTGTGTTGGTCATCTCTAGCTGACCTATGTTGCCGTATAGCTCAATTTCCTTCGCTATGTAGTTGCGCACTACGACTATGTCGTTCTCGCAATAACCCATCTCTTCCTCTGTAAGCGGGGTGTCTGAGTGGCGCACCAGCGAGTAATCAAGATCTCCTTCAGCCTTGCGACAGGCGTACTTCCCTGAGAGGTTCTTAGCCACGTTTGCCAGAGACGAGCCAGATAGCTTCATGGAGCACCGGAACTCGAATCCGTCGGTTGTCAGAGCCTTGAGTACGCTACCTTTCGCCATTGCAAATACTTCGGCCCATTGAAAGTAATGCTTGATGAATTGAAATTCATATGAAAGGTTGTGGACGTAAATTACGAGGCGGCGACCGTCAGGAGTCAGGTCGAACGTTTCACGCACTATCTGCATACATTCGAGGAACTCGAACCATGTACGCCCGTAATAAACCTCGTTATCCATGCCTATACCGAACATCCAAATGTACATGTGAGCCACTTTCTCACCTAAAGCATATTCCGAGGACGTTTCGATATCGAATCCAGCCTCAATGTTCAGGTATTCGAATTTCTCTTTGCGCTTCTGAAAGAGAACCGTTTCAATATTGTAGCTTTCTAATACATCTTTGGTTAGTTCGGTATAATGTTTCATAACAAGTCAAAATCCTCGAATCCGTCCATGTGTTCGAATTTCTTGCTTCGGCTTTTAGCCAAAATTTCGTCCACATGAGCTAGTAAATCGTCTACAGATACCTCAGCCGCTGATAGGTCGATGTTCTCTTCCTGCGTGTACTGGTTAATCTGATTCCATATTTTCTGGTAATTCAGCGCTGCCGCTGTGTCCTGCTGTGATTTTAGGTATTGTTTTATTTTGCTGGCTAACTCAAAGAATTTCTTAGCCTTTACTTTTAGCTCTTTAACGCTATTGTAAGTCACTCCGGTGATGTTTGCTATGTCTTTAATATCAGCGATTGCGCCTCGGACTGTCGATGTTTCAGCCCTTAGGAACTTAGTCAACTGAGCGGTCATCTTCTGCACCTCAGTAAGTGACTTACCTCGTACACTGAATCTCACCTCGCCATTCTCGAACAGGCTGCGTAGCGCTGGTGAGTCTTCCCAATCTCGGGCTATCAACCGCTCTATTCGTTTGTTTGCGATAGCTGATAGTCGACTGACCTCCTTCCTGAATGCTTTCTCGTTCAGTGTCCAAATGTCGTTGGTGTATGGAAGTTTCTGGACTACTTTATTCTTATCCATTATTTAGCTCCTTTGTTGATGTGGTAGTTAAGGAAGTATTCGAAATCAGCTTTCTGACCCATTGCAATAGCCAGTGAATAATAACGCTCAAAGTGAGCAAGGTTAGCCGAACGACCATTCTCGAATGCTGAAACAGTCTTGACCTTGTCAATGCCGTAAATGTCGGACTGTTTAAGATTAGCAAACTTGCGCCACATGTAACACACTTTAAATAATTCCATGATAAATCCTCTTAATTGATTTGGTCATTATGACCGGACAAATACAGTCTACCATAACTAGACTTCATTGCAATAGATTAATCAACGAATCACATAAATATTTATTTGTCAAATAGGCTACGAATAATGCGTTGGCTAATAGTTACGCGACGGTATGATCCTATGTACTAGTTTACTAGTACGGGG